ACAAAGGTCATTATACTTATCCTATGGTGGCGCAATTTTCAACTGGAATATTGGCGCACTTTTCAATTAGTATCTACAAATATAACAAAATGAAAATCGTATTCTGATGAATATACTGTTTAATTCAAGCGGCATTCCCCTGCTGATGCAATCCACGTATATATTCGGTGAGACGACGGGAACACCGCAGAAGGAGATGAAAGAACGTGCCAGGATTCTGGCGCCGTATGACCAGTCGAACGCCAGTTATATAGACATCGACGGGGTGAAAGTACGTCCCTGGGGAGATGGAAACGATTTCCCGCAGAAGGCGGCCGAAGAAATCGGGAATACCAGCGTGCTCAACACCGGGCTGAAATTTCTCCGTAACCTGACACTCGGACAGGGTATCTATCCTTGCAGGGTGGACGGTTACGACGACGATGGCAATGAGCTGCTGAAGCCCGTTGAGGACAGCCGGGTACAGGCTTTTATCGCTTCCCGGAATGTAAGGCGCTACATGGAAAAGGTACTTCGTGATTATCTGAAATTCGGTAACGGAGCCGTCCAGTTCGTACCCTCGGCAGCTGCCAACTCTTTTGCCGGCATCAATCCGGTCAATGCACTTTACCGCCGCTATTCCGAAATGGACGGATATGGCGCCTGCAAGTGCATCGTTTCCGGATATTGGCCACAGCGTCCGGACAAGGGGCAATACACCAGGCTGGATGTATTGTCCGAATATGACCCACAAATGCACGCCGAGGTACTGAAGTTTGCCGGAAAGATGAAGGATGGTTTCATCATGCCGGTGCGTGACAGTTGGAGCAATGATGACCTTTACGGTATGCCTATCTGGTGGCCCGCTTACGTTTGTGGATGGGTGGAGATAGCCCATCTTATCCCCCATTTCCTCAAGAAAGCCTACAAGAACCAGATTACCTGGAAATGGCATGTGCAGATACCGTATTCCTATTGGGAGAAAAAATATCCGTCCAAGGACTATTCAGCCAAGGAACGTGAGGCGGCCATACAGAAGTACATGGACTCTGTGGAGCAGAACCTTTGCGGCCCAGATAATGCGGAAAAGCCCATCTTTTCACATTATGCCGTAAATGAAATGAACGGCAGGATTGAGGAAGAATGGAAAATCAAGCCGCTGGAGAATAAATACCAGGGCGGTGACAATCTGCCGGTATCGGCAGCCGCCAACTCGGAAATTCTGTTTGCCCTGATGGTCAATCCCAATGTGCTCGGTGCCGGTATGCCCGGTGGTACATACGCAGGCAATCAGGGTGGTTCCAATATCCGCGAGGCATTTCTCGTGAATATAGCCAATGCGTGGATTGACCGGCAGAATATCCTGGACCCGATAGAACTCTACATAAAGATAAACGGTATGCCGGAATGTGAGTTGCGTTTCCGTAATACAGTCTTAGTAACTCTTGATACTGGCAGCGGTACCAAAAAAACATTGAGCTAATGATATTCAGTGCAGAAAAATGGAACAACGGCAAGGAGTTGAAAGCGGTGATGAAGGTGAACACCGCCATCTCCTTTGACATGATGGAAGCACCTCTTCGGAATGCTTTCCGGCAATACCTTGTACCGCTATTGGGCGATGCGATGGCGGGTGAAGTGGTTGAGATATACAGATTCGGTCCGAATCCGGATGTACTGGAACAGAATACTGAAGGGGCAACCGAACGAGAGCAGCTGGACAGTTGCCTGTTGGAGATTTGCAAGCGGGCAAACGCGAACCTGGCGCTCTGGAATGACTTTGATGAAATCAGCATGCGCATCACCGATGCTGGCTTCCAGCGACAGAAGTCTGACAACAACGAGTCATTCCAGCAGGTGTATAAGTATCAGGAAGATAACCTGCGGACATCGTTACGGAACAAAGGATTCAATGCGCTTGACGAACTGCTTGAATTCCTGTATGCCCATATAGCGGAATATCCGGAGTTCGCGACCTCGCAGGCTTATCAGGACCGTAAATCCGCCATCGTTCGCAGTACCGCGGATGTCAATGACGTCTGTTTTATCAACGGCAGCCGGATTATCTTCCTGCGCTTGCAACCGCATCTGAAGTTTGTCGAGGAAATGCTGCTTCAGCCGGCTATCGGTGACAAACTGTATGAACATCTGATTGATGGGTTGGTCAATCAATCTGAAGATGAAGGGCGGCGGAAAGATGTGGAACGTCTGCGCCTGGCCTGTTCCCGCTACATTGTTGCGATGGCGGTCAGACGTCTGTTGATGGAAACGGGTAGCATAACGGACCGGGGATTGTACTTCACTACGGTACAGCCAGGTGAAAAAGGAAATGAGGAAAGGAAACCTGTCGATACGGAACGAATATCCGTACAGATTCAGAACCTGAAGGCGGATGCGGATATGTATATGACGGCTCTGCTAAGGACGGCACGCAGTTATTTCTCAGAGCTGTATGTCGGTGACCCCAGGAGGATATTCGACCGGAACAATGACCATAAACATACATTCTGGACATGAAAGAGCTTCGCATTGAATACAGCAGCTTCGGCATCCGGCGTGAAGTGACATGCCCGGTACCGGAGAAATGGGAAGAACTGACACCGGAACAGTTCCTGCTTGTGTCGCGGCTGTATCTTCAGGAAATGGATGAATCATCATTCCTGAAGAAGTTCTATTCCCTGCCGTCCGGAGCCGGTTCCGACAATTATTACAGGTATAAGTTGGGCGAGCTTGTGGAGTTCATCAGTGACTGTCGTGTCCGGATGGACCGCTTCATACTTTCCGATGTAGCGGGACTCAAGGCGCCGGGTGAACGTTTGAAAGGAATGTGTTTTGAACATTTCATGCACGTGGACACGGCTTTCAACCGATATGCCCGTGACGGCAAGGATTCCTCACTGGATGCTTTCGTGTCAATGTTATATCTGAAGGACAACGAGTATATTGTCCTACCGTCAGGAGGAAAAAACGGCTTATTTAGCCGTCAGAAACCCCTGATATTGCAAAAACGGGTAATGAAGGTGGCAAAGATTGACAAACATGTCAAATACGCTATATTCCTGAATTATGTTTTTATCAAGAGGTGGCTCTCGAAGGCTTTTCCTTTCCTGTTTCCGCTGGATGACGAACGGGAACAGAAGGATGGGCAAAAGAAGCCGGCTGCACCGTCGGTCAATTGGCTCGACATATTCGATGCCTTTGTCGGTGACGATGTGGCGGTCATGGAGAAATACCAGGCAATGCCGGTGGCAACCGCATTCCGCCTGCTTAATAAAAGAATACGTGATGCTCAAAAACAGAACAAATGACATTTTCAGAGTACATAGAGAATTTGGCCGAAAGGCATGTTGACATCCGGCACAAGAAGAACGATGAGGTGCACTTCTTCTCATCCGAAAGGGAGAAGCATACGGCATTGGACAGTGTGCTCCATTATCCGGCGGTGATTCTGGACCGTGGTTCCGGTTTCGGTTACGGCGGTGGTCCGGGAGCTTATAGAAAAGGCCGGAATTACCTGTTGTTTGTAGTAGAGCATGTATCCGACACTTCCGACTACGTTCAAATAGAAACGGTTCTTGAAAGGTGTGAACGTATTCTTGACGAGATACTCAACCAGATACTTGAAGACAAACGGAAGAACCGCCAATGGCTTGCCTTCTCACTCGAAGAGGTGGAAGCGGATTATGTGGTGAACTCCGACAACCAGCTCTACGGAGTCATTGCGGTAATACCGTTGTCCGAACCTTATAAGTCTATAAATTGCCGTAAGGCTTTCTTATTGGATAGAACTTTTGACGAAACTTTTGATAAAACTTATAAATGATATGGCTACACAGTCTTATGAACAGTTGATTTCCGGAGCAAATAAAATCAGGCAGAATGAACTACCGGAATCCAATACGGCCGCACTGGTCGGAGAACAGCTTCTCCAAATGGTAAACAAACAGCAGGAAGAAAGCAGGGAAAGGGTAAAAGGTATTACTGAATATAATGTTTCCGTCCACCATCCTACTTCGGGTACCGATGGAACAAACCGATATACACTTGAGACGGCTATCGTCCAAGTTCCGCCAGAACTTAGAAACATCGGGCTGAAGGTGTCATTCATCAATTCGGAAGGCAAGGTAGAAACGTGGGAGTTCCAGGACGGGACGTTTACTGATGTCAGTGGCTGGAAGCAGCAAGTACAAAGAACCGAAATTATGAAGTTGAAACAAGAAGACCTGTTACTGGAAGAAGCCAACAACACAAATGCCAAATTCATTTCAGATTGGGGCTGGCAGAAAGGAAATAGGGACTATACTACAGGAGCATTCAAAGAAGGTCCTTACTTCGTCAGTGACATTGTAAATGTGGAAGGGGAATCTTTCGATTTCCAGACTGACGAGAATGCGGATTTTGTATGTTGTTACTCCACAGATAATGGTACATCCTTCCGAAACAGCCAATGGCTCGACAATTATCACATTGCAGGATACACCCATGTCTTTATCATTCTCGCAGATTCCAAGAATCATTATACCGGACCTTCCAATACGGATGTCTATACAACTACACAAAAGAAGTATTTCAAAAATGCGACAAAAGAAGACTTGGATAATTGTATTAAAGATTTGTCCGGTAAAGTTTCTTTGTTCGACGGGCGAATAAGAGGGCTTGAGGTTGATGCTTACGGTGGGAACAAGGATATTTCCATTCCATTTCCATTTAATCCTTGTCTGTTTGCCCAAAACGGCAGCGACCTTACTTCTGACGCCTATCCGGATGCTTACGCTACGGATTATCTGGATTTGACCGTTTATGACCGCTTTGTGGTGAATGGTGCATGTATCCTTTCTTTTCCCTATGGCGTGTTCTACGATGCCGACAGAAAGATTATAAAGACGATTTCGCCGGGTGGACAAAGTGTGGTCAGGCAGTATCCGGAACTTGTTTTGGAACGTTCGGAATATCCGGACAATGCAAGATATGTCCGTTTTCATTCATACAGCAAGGTTGATGGCAAGCCCATAGAATATTCCTGTATTGGAAACAAAATCGTCGAAGGTTATGAGACTCGCTTTGCCAGGCTGGAAAATAATTTTGGAAACATAACCTCTTATTCAATTTTTAAAGAGATACATTGATATGGAGAGAATAATAGAGTTAAATCAAGAAGACAAAAGAGTATATCCACTCTCACATTCAGAAGGGGTGTTGCTGAGCAATACAAGTGAAATATCCTTATTTGAATCCATTTACGGGTTGAAAGATATGGTGAAGCTGTTCTCCGGCAGTGATATAACCGATTTCAGCAACACCACTTGGATAAAGGATACAGATGGAATCAAGGCTACCAATACCGGAAGCGGTAATTACCTCAAGATAGACAAGGATTATTTCTGTGACATCAGGCATGTCCGGATGAAGCTGCATTTAGGTTCTGACAACAGGCTCATACTTGCGTTTGCTTCAAAGGGTATAGGGAAAGGTGTCGTACCGAGTACATTCTATGTGGATATGTCCACTCAGAAGTTGGGTATGTACAAGCTGACGGGTCCGTTGGCGTATGCGGAAAGTGTATCCGATGAAATCTGGGGGGAAACCGGTTTCTCTGATAGCTTTGGAAGCGGTGAATATGTAATTGACATCATTAAGAACGGACGGACAAACATTCTCCGGCTGACAAGCTACCTGTCCGGCAGAAGCACTGAAATTATCTGTGACGATACAGTATGGTCGGTCGGTGCCCAAAACGGGCCTTTGTATGTTTACCTTGATAAAGGCAGTGACATGCCGATTATTCGGTATATCGACATCTGCACATTAAAAGAGCCGGATGTCGTATTCGTCGGAGACAGCATAACGGAGGGGTTCTGCGTAGAGGATTTACGCTATCGGGTTGCCGAACTGTTCAGGACCGAACATCCCAATCACAAGGTTATGATTGCCGCCCGTGGCGGGTGTACGATTGAAGCCATACTTCAACGCTTCAGCACGGAGTTCGACATATACAGACCTAAAAGGATGGTTGTCAATATCGGAGCCAACGGCGGTAACAGTACGGGACTGTTCAATACGCTGAAGCAACGGTGTGACGCTATTGGATGTAAATTGTATTTATGTTACAATGTCTGTTATACGAGTGCGGTGGAAGAGAGAAAACACCAGTATGTGAATGCCATGATAGAAAGCTGGTCGGCTGAGAATGGTATAATCGGGGCAAGATACGACATAGCTACTGCTTTGGGTAACAATCCGGTGAATGATGAATCACAACTTCCGGATGAGAGTCTGTTTTCCAGAAACACCCAACCGTACAATTTGCACCCGAATCAGGCCGGACAGATTGAAATGTACAGAAGGTTGTCCATCGATTTACCGGATTTGTTTTATTGTATAGTAGGATAATAAATATTACCTGAATATATAATCATAGTAAAGTTGTATATCTTTTTTATTATTTCTATCTTACAATCTCTATTTAATAAAATCACTATGGAAACAATTAACAAAAATAGCAGTATGCATGAACATGACATTGAGAAAATGAGTGAGTTCTTGTATCAACTTCATAAAAGTATTACCGACTTAAAAAAGGGAGAAACTATATTAAGCGACCATTCACTTAATGAAATAAAAAAGACAGAGGTGTATGCTCTATTATTGGCTGCTCGACTTGATGTTACTATCTGTTTCAATAAGATAGTATCTGCAACCAACAAATATGAAGGCTGCTTCTTTTTGAATATAGCTTTAATGAAAATGCATGAGATAATGAAATCTTTATTAGACATTATGACCAAAACAGACAGCCCATTATATTATAATCCACATCCTGAATCAAAAAAAGAAATAATACATATTTTAAAAAAATGGAAAAAGGATTTTGAAAGATGGATAATTCCTAAACGCAACCATTCTACAGCACATTACCATAATAGTTTTTTTGATTATATAAATGATGGATATGCAGAAGTATCCCCGACTAAAAACCAAAAATGTTTTACCCAGTTCTATATCTACTGGAATGACATTTTTACTAATATGCAGAAATATAATCCTTTAAACATAGACTTTATCGAATCTGAAATAAAAGAGTTGGTAAACCGTTGCAGAAAATCATCCCAGCAAGACCAGTGTATATAAAATAAACGATTTCATACTTTGCTTTTCACTCATCCCGGAACTTCACAGTCCGGGATGAATTTGTGTTAACCTTATTGGAAAGTAGGATCAACCCCATTATCCAACACCTCAATACTGA